GCATGTTTTAGTTCATCTTCTGCAATCTCTACAATCTTTTTATCTTCTGGATGCCATGCACTATACTTTACATAAGTTTCATAGGCATGTTTCTCAATCTTCATGTTGATGTCATAAGCGTTCTTAGGACTAAGAAGATAGTACCCAACCATAATCCAATAATAAAGTAAAACAAGATGTTTGGCAAAGAAGCGGTCAATCCAATACTTGTTACCTTCCCTAAGCTCCATTTCTTCAAGATGTTCTGTTTCATTGAGTGCCTGATAGAAGTGTTCCTTCATCAAATATATATGATCTTCTCCTCGTAATCCAAGTGACTCACGGAAATGTAACACACTGATAAATGAGAAGTAGGGTGCCCTGGCAATGACTTCCAGAACCCAGAACCTTTGAAATTCTCTACCTCTGTAAAGAAAATCTAAGATATAAATCGTTACATCTAGGACTAATGTGTTAAATTTTTTCATACAAGTATAGGGTGTGACCAAGCGTAGTGTGGGTAGAACCATAGTGCGGTTCCGATAGTTATAAAAATAACTAAGGTTGATGTGATAGGGAGGTTTTTCATTTGACCTCCTTAATTGAATCCAAAGAAAAAGGATGCACCTGTAGATAGGGTACATCCTCTCTTGCGTGTTTTACTGCTTCAAAAGCGTCTTCGGCATATTCGCCTATTTCGTGATACTCATTTAGTTGGTCGTGCCAACCAAGTGTGTAATGGGACATGATAGTTTCAACTCCAGTACGCTATTATTTAGTATAGCAACTAGGTATAATTACGCATTGATGTGTGGACTCCCACACCTATTATACTCTTTTTCTTCTTATCTTAACAATTGAAATACCTGCCATCAAACCTACAACTAAACCTAGAGATGCTACTGCAACTGTAGTGCTGAATACCAATTCAACTGGAACGAAAGGTTGTGTTTCCCAAGTGCCTGGCAATGTATATACTGATGGATTTGATGCAAAAATCATTTTTCTTTTCTTTTCTCTATGTATATTCTAGCAGAAAATTTTAGATTTGCAACTTAACAATTCTTATTTAAGTCCTCTGCCATACCACCACCTATTTCTGCACCTTGATTACCACTAAACATTGTTACCCAACCAGCAGCAACCCAACCAATAATGGGAATATTAGCGACGCTAGGAGCAACACTGGCACCAACACTTGAACCCACGAGCCTTCCTGTTTGCTCTGCTCCTCCGATTGCTTTGATACAGGCTTCTGATTTTTTGTCTCCTTCTGTAACTGTGGTTGATTTATTGTGAACTGCACCGTCCATCGTGTATTGCTCAACGACTTTAACTTTGTTGTTAGCCAATCCAAGAAAGCCACCCTTGGTGTTACTATCCCTTTCCACACGCATTACTTTTGGATCATTTGCTTTATAACTTATCTTATATCCATTATGTCCAACTTCTGCTTCATATGAAGTATAAGGACCAACTGGTAAGTTGATACTTGGTAATTTACTTTGACGATTTGATAAAGAACCTATCATACCAATGTGGGATAAACCAATAAGTCCACCCAAACCGAGAGCGAACCATTTACCCCATTTCACATCTTTCATTTTCATCATGCTTTCTTAGGTGGTACTGAGGGAGCAAGAACCATTGGTGCTTGTTCAATTCTGATTGTTTGAGCAGGTGCTGCTTGAGTTGCTTTCTCTATAAGCATCTCCATATCCTTCTTGGATACATTTGCACTACCACCGCCCGATGCTGCGTTCTTTTTCCTTTGTCCCGCTTCGACCCCGAAAGTAGCTAAAACTCCTGTGAAGACCGAAGCTATGAAAGTTGGATCAATATTATCCTGTTTTGATAGACCTGGAAATTGAACGTAATTTAATGTTAATATTCCACCTGCCCAGATCAAAATCCCAAGTCGCACAAAAGTACTTAAGATCGCCATCTGTTCTTCTTTATCATCCACTGCCTCTTTTAGTTTACCTAGAGGACCTTTAGGTTTTACTTCTTCTTTCTTTGGTTCAGCCATACCGTTAAATACCAGGTAGCTTTATTTAGGTATCAACACATTTAACGTGAAATTATGGGATCACCATCGTCATCTTCGTCTTCTTCTTCGGGTGTGAACACCATTAACTCCTCTCCAAACTGTACTCCCTCCATTTCTGGGTGAGGTGCTGGCATTCGATATGCTTTCATCGCATCATCATAAGATTTGACTGGTTTCTTATCGAAAGTGTTCAATGTTGACCTCATCATCATAAAAAAGTACACGCAAGTCATACCAAAGACTGCTGCAAACCCCATGAGGTATATAAAAACTGTTATATCATTCATCTAAATTAGTCCTAATGAACCTGCTGTTATTCCTATACAGATAAAAAATCCAAATTCTACTAGTTCTCTACTCCCAGATGGAATTGAATTCATACCCTTATTTAAATTTATCCAAATGCGATTCATTTATTACTAATTGTTAAGTTATATTATTTAGTATCTCTAACAGACGGGAAATATGTTAGATGTAAAGTGTTTGCCTCATCGAGTTTTCCCTCATCTCTGAGTCTTTTGATTTGTTCATCAATGGTTTTTAAAAATTCCTTTGAATGAGCATTAGTCATCTGGTTTTGCCTTAAATTGAACAGATAAGATGTCTTCATACTTATAGGTTGGTTCAAACCACTCTAGATATTCTATAGCGATTGCGTAACCATCAATCACATCTTTATGATCAGAACTCTCGCATAGAGTATGTATACGTTTTAGTGCCCAGTCACGATTTAAATAAAGAGTTTTCTCCAAAGTTTCCATAATCTTTTCTCATGTAGCGACCTAGAATGTTACTATTATAGTACAGTGGTGATCCATCGTCAAGTGATTCAGATAGAACATTGTTCAAAAATAATTGTCTAGTCTCTTCGTAGTTACAATTCCCTTTTGTGGTATGTAAACTTAATATTTCTCTTCTAAAGATCTCTTTTCCGTATAATTTGAGATCATCTTTTAATTCTGGGCAAGATCCGTAATACTTTTTCCAATCGGATTCTTGTTTTTGTTTTCTTTTTTTGCCTTTTGGCGTTCTAAACGCCCAAAAGTATTTGCGACCAATGTATTGACGATTGATTATGGTATTTGTAATACAATAGACAAATCCATAATACTCCTTGATGTCTCCACTGGTGAATATATCACCATCAAAAGTCCAAGGATTATCATATACCTCATTATTTATATCAATCATGATGTAGAAATAGGTATTTTATCTATGTATTAGTCTAAAATCCTCAGTCACACCAACACCAGGTTGATAGTTCTGAGGATTAAGTTTTGCAAGTTTGACTGACTTTAGACCACCGATGATGTCAGCACGATTAATAACAGGTTTCATAATTATCTAAAGTAACCATCCTCTTTAGTAGTTCCACTTTTCTTTTCATACTCTGTGGCTTTTTTATCTTGAAATTCTTTTCTTCTTTGAGCTATAGTTTTAATTCCTAAAAATTTAGGTCCTATGTATCCATCATTTGGTTTTTCAGTTAATAACTCTTCTTGAAATTGCTTAAACGTCTTCACTTAAAGCAACCTTAACTTCTTTTACGATATCACCGATTGTTGTTTGATCCATTTCCATCATAACATAGTTTGCTTCTTCAAGTGATGCAACTTGCTCTGTTGAGAAAAGATATTCAAGAACCATATCATAAGCATCCCACTCAGTATGATCTCTTAAACCAGCTGCTTTCTGTGCTGTAATTGACTTAGGATACTTCTTGATGAAATCATCTTTAGACATTGTACCCTTTTTCATTGCCTTGAAATCAACATTCTTTGCCTTCAACTTATCAACCTTTTCATCACCAAATCTTGCCCTATTTTTCTTTTCAATAGGATGCATCTTTTTCTTTGGTTTTGTCTCTGTCTCTGTCGCTTTAGGTGGATCTGTTTCTTTTTTCTTCATATTATCATTAAGAGTTGGATCTTTTAAATCCTTTCTTGCTTTCCTCTCACCTCTATTGAATGCAGCCTGCTCTCTTGCCTTCTGACTCATAGCACCACCTTGAACTGCAGTGTTATTAGGAATACCAGTTTTCTTTGCGTCTTCTATACCTTTTTTAATTGCAGCATCATCTTTTTTCTTTTGTTCTGCTTCTCTTTCTTTCTTACCTCTATTTCTCAAGGCATTGACACCACCAACAAGGGCTGCACCAGCACCAAATGGAAGTGCAATCTTAGCTGCAA